GTAAGACGGCTTTTGCCTTAAACATAGCGAGGACGGCTGCCATGTCTGGCCATCCTACGGTTATCTTTTCTTTGGAGATGTCAGGAGTAAGTTTGTCGGATAGGATGCTAATAGCACACGGTGATTTTAATGCCGCAGCTTTTCGAAAAGGGGAATTGACCGATACAGAGGAGGCTAATCTATCTCAATCAGTTGATTGCTTGGGTGAGCTGCCGATAACGGTAGACGATACATCTGGCCTCCAAATCCAACAGATTAGTTCCGTCGCGAAAAATCTCCAGCGTAAAGGTAAATGCGAGCTTGTGATTATAGATTACCTCCAACTTGTAAGGATCAAGTCGGAAAACAGGAATTATTCCAGAGAACAGGAAGTTGCTGAGACAACGAAGTTTGCAAAAGGAATGGCTAAGAGCTTAAATGTGCCTGTCGTCCTGCTTTCACAGCTTTCGAGAAAATGTGAAGAAAGGCAGGATAAAACGCCGATATTGTCCGATTTAAGAGAATCCGGAAGTATTGAGCAGGATGCAGATATAGTGCTGATGCTCCATAGGCCGGCGTACTATGATCGTAGCGAGGAACAGGGAATGGGGATTGTGCGAGTTGCGAAGAATAGAGATGGTCGTACAGGAGATGTTAAATTTCATCATAACAAGACATTAACGAGGTTTACGGATTATGATATTCCGTGCCCATTTTAAATCTAAAAAGATATGGCAAATAAACCAACGAAAAAAAGAGTCCGCCTATATGGTGTCCAGCGAACAGCGCATAATCGGTCAAAATATGAGCGTAGTAGATCGGATGATCGCTACCATTCGTGGCGGTGGACGAAGGAAAGCAGGGCATTTAGAGAGTCCCATCCTCTGTGTGAAGAATGTTTGAAAAAAGGGCTGTATGTGCCTTCTGAGGTGGTGGATCATATCATCCCTATAGCCATCCATGACTTTTGGGATGAGTCAAACTGGCAAGCGTTATGCGCGAAATGTAATGCAGCCAAAGGTAATAGGGATAAAAAAATAATAAACGGCAGACAATGAGTAGCAAAAAGTCAATCGTAGTAATTACTCCTCCTGAGTATTTACAAAAAAAAGAGAAATTTGAATTATGTGGTTTTGTTTGTCCTAATTGCAATGGTAGAAAGGAGTTCATAGATCAACAAGGACGAGATGAGTTTAAATCTACAAAGTGTCTTTTTTGTAATGGTTTAGGCCGTGTTAAAGCTGTTGTTAATGTCGAATGGAAATCAGATGAATAAAATTAAATATACATATGAAAATAAGCGAATTTGAAAATACTGAATGGGGTGCAGGTATGTTGGCTATCATAAATGATAATATATTGGAAATCATATCTGTTGACTTTTCTACTAATGAGATATGCGTTTTGTATAATGGTAAATCTTTTTGGTTGCCTTGCTGTTTTGTTGAATTGGTTAATAATTAAAATTGAAAAGATATTATGATTGTATTATTGATTATATCGTTAGTAATATCTGTTGTTTCATTGGTGGCTTTTTTTGTTGTTATGAAAGTCTTATTTGATCAACAGAAGCAACAAATTGCAATTAATAAACGATGCAAGGAGTTGGATAATAATTTGAAGCCTATTCGTTTAAATTTTATAGTACAAAGCTATAATATTTGCATGAAAAATGAACAATATGAATGTGCTGGAAAACTATTGAGTATGATCAAAGAAGAGTTTCCGGAAGATTATAAAAAAATGGGGTTTAATGTATAAATAATAACGAGTCATGCCAATAAGTGAAGTATATAATATGGATTGTATGGAATATATGAAAAATATTCCAGATAAGTTCTTTGATCTGGCGGTGGTTGATCCTCCTTATGGGTTAGGCATAGATGGTCAAGAATTGCAGATACGCAAAAATCCAAAACACAACAGAAAAGCTCATGCCAGAAAATCATGGGATAATTGTATTCCTGAAAGTGAGTACTTCTGTGAAATGTTCCGAGTTTCAAAAAATCAGATTATTTGGGGTGCCAATTATTTTGTGTCACATTTTACTAAAGGGACAAAGGGGTGGATTATATGGTATAAGGGACAGAAAGGATTAACTATGTCAGACTGTGAAATAGCTTACAGCTCATTTAATTGCCCTACTCGTATAATAGAAATCAATAGAGGAGAATTGGCCAAAGACGGCACAATACACCCGACACAAAAGCCTATTAAACTTTATTCTTGGATTTTGAAAAACTATGCAAATACAGGAGATAAAATACTTGATACGCATCTGGGAAGCGGGAGCAGCCGTATAGCAGCATACAAGTTGGGGTTTGACTTCTATGCAACTGAAATAGACAAAGATTATTTCGAAGCACAGGAGAAGAGGTTTAGAGAAGAATGCTTTGGAGAACAAACTTTCCCTAATGGTAAGAAACTTATACAAACAACATTATTTTAAAAAAACATCAATAATTAAAAAGAAAGGAGATACAAATGCGTGAGATTAAATTCAGAGCGAAGCGTATTGATAATAATAAATGGGCGTATGGTGGATTGGTTCAAGCCGACGACTTTTGCATTATAGACCAGCAGAATGAACTGTATATTGAGAGAGAGTATAATTTTAGAGGTGATACTCACTTCTTTCAATTGTCTGGAGTTATGTGTGATAAAACAACTATAGGTCAATACACTGGCCTAAAAGACAAGAGCGGAAAGGAGATTTACGAGGGTGATATAATGAATAACCCAACAGGAAAGAATATTGGAGTTGTTGAGTGGAATAGTATCTTATGTCAATTTCAATTGTCATGGCAAAATATGCCTACTGCGGCTGACATATTTTTTATGGTGAAAAATGGCAGCCTGAGCCTTGGCAACATCCACGATAATCACAATGATTGGATAACTCAATATTAAAAAATTATGAACAGCAACGCACATGAATATAAGGTCAATGCCACCAAAGTAGCATTGCATCTGCTACGAGAGCCCGACATATTCGAAACGAATATGAAATTGTTTTGCGCTAAAGATCTTGAAGATGCTTTTATAGCTGGTGCAGAGTGGCAATCAAGGCAAATGGCATGGATAAGTGTGAACGATAAACTGCCCGAATACGGACATATCATTGACGATCTCACTATTTATTCTCACACAAAAAATGTGATTGTGCTTTATAAAAATGGATGTATTGGAAAAGGGAAACGCATTTATGTGAATGAGATAAATAAGAAAGGCTGGCAATGGTCTTGCTTAAAAGGTGAAGATATTACCCATTGGATGTATTTCCCGGATTAACGAACAATTAAATAAAGAATAATATAATGAACCTAAAACAATTCAAATATTGGCTAAGGATAAACGGTTTTCGTCCGGAGCAGTTCGGAACCGGCACAAAGTGGAATCCGATTAAGTTAACAACTAAATAAATTGTAATTAGAACCTTATGGTGTATAGGCAAACCGTAATATAATATGAAAAAGTATATTGGGACAAAACTTATTGAGGCAGAAGCGATGACATTAGGTGACTTCGTCCAAAAAACGGGTAGAAACCCCTATGGCAAGAGTATTGATAACCATGAAGAAACCGAGCAAGGTTATCACGTTCGTTACGAAGATGGATATGAAAGCTGGTCACCAAAAGATGTGTTTGAAAGAGCATACAAAGTGGCCGAAACTCCTCTTGATCGTATGTGTATTGAATACAATGAATTGATGGAAAAGTATAATAAATTGGTATTGTTCCTTGGACGAAAAGAAGCAGTTGAAATAGCCGGTGAAATGCAAGTAGCACTGATGGAGCAGCAGAAAATCGAAATGCACGACTATTTATTGACTTTAAGAACCCGCATTGAATTAATGAAAAATTAGTTATTGTTTGCTCCCGTCTCAAATGTCGGGAGCAACAACTTAAAAAAAAGTGAATCATGAGCGAACAAAATAAGCAATGTCCTGAATTTTCATTTTTTGGTGCATCTTATCCAGATGCTCGTTGTATCAATGGATATCTATGGGATTTGGATAAATGTGACGAAAACGGGAATTTATATGGAGCGGGCGATATTCCTTGCCCATTCTGCAATACCGAGAAATTTATTGAGTATGATCCGTTTTCAAAAGAAAATGAATTTTATGAAGGTATTGAGAATGAAGAAAAAGCTAAAGAGATGTCTAGAGAGTGGTATTTGAATTGGATTAATTCTAAATATAATTGAGCATGAGTAAATATACAGCAAAACAAATTGCCGAGTCCGATGATCTGTTTGATAAGCAAATACATAAAGTCAGAAAGTTTTATTTGAGTCGTAATCCTGATAAAATGATGATGCTCGAAGAAAGAAAAGCTGTTATCAAAGAACGAAATAAAGGTCTTTCCCCAGAATATGATAAGGAATATTATTGCGGAACCTGCGGAGCTAAAGACGGTGCGGAGCATCCTAAAACCGGATATTGCTTTCACTGTGATACGGATAACTGGATTTCAAAAAATAACTAACAGCTAAAAATAACTGAATCAAATGGGAAAAGTACACGCCTCTCTATTCTCTGGTTTCGGAGCTGCCGATCTTGCCGCTGAGTGGATGGGTTGGGATAATGCCTTCTGGTGTGAGATAGATAACTTTCCTCGGACTGTACTAAGTTACTGGTTCCCGAAATCAAAAGGATATGGAAACATTAAAGAAACAGACTTCAAATTTTGGCGGGGAAAGATCGATGTTCTCACCGGAGGGTTCCCCTGTCAGCCCTTCAGTGTCGCTGGACAGCGAAAAGGACAGGAGGACGACCGCTACCTCTGGCCGGAAATGCTTCGCGCAATACGAGAGATACGACCCACTTGGGTTATTGGTGAAAACGTTGGTGGAATCATCAGCATGGTACAACCCGGCAGTGAAGTTACAGTGGAAAGTCAAGCCTCTTTATTTGAAGCGTCTGACAAAGAAACGTTACTCGAACAAGAATACATCGTTGAAACCGTCTGCCGTGATCTTGAGCAAGAAGGATATTCCATCCAGCCGATTGTTATTCCGGCTTGTGCCGTCGAAGCGCCGCACCGTCGGGACAGAATCTTCTTTATTGCCTACTGTGCAGACGCAGGGACTGAAAGTCTGCAACGAAAAGGGGAAGACGGAGTTTATCGATCTGAAATTACTTCCGACACCAACGGCCATGATGCCGGCCGATCAGGATATGAAGAAGTTGAATGCCAGACGGGAAAAAGTCAGACAAAAGAAAGGGAATGGGAATGGGTTCGGTATAACGCTAAACGAATTGGCAAAAAAAGGACTATTGCCGACTCCAAATGCGCGGGAAGCGGACAAGTACAGCAAGAAATACAATCCAAAAAGTCAAATGGGAACAGCATTGACAGCATTGGCAATGAACGGAATGTTACCTACACCCACAGCGAACAGCTGGAAGACTCCATGCGAACATGGAACGGGTTTACCGAACCTGCAAACCGATATTGCGAGAGAACTTGGTCCAACTTCCCGACTCAATCCCCTGTTTGTCGAGGAAATGATGGGCTTCCCTTTGATGTGGTGTGCCTTACCATTTCTCTCACAGCGTGGCGTTCCGGATCAATCAAAGGCTACGGAAACGCTATAGTCCCACAGGTGATGTATGAGATATTCAAAGCGATAGAAACAATTCAAGATAAAAAAAACTGAGTCGAAATAGCTCAAATCACGAAAGAAATGAACATCTGAGGTGTGAACCTTGATAGGCGAACATAGTAGGATGAATATTAATAATCAATGTTTTAATTAATCAATTCCGCTGCTAAAGGACAGCGTCCGGTGAGAGACCGGTTATTTTGTTTCTATTTATTATTTCAAACAACATCCCGGTGTGCTTTGGTCGGCTATCCGGGAGCAATTACCGCCAGGAGGCAGCAAGTTTTGTTGTTTTCTTTGACAGCCGGGAAAGACCGGCAACCGGGCGTATGGCTTAATGGTAGAGCGTCCCTTACTGGGGAAGAAAGGGGTTCGATTCCCTGGCGTCCACGAACAAAATATAAAAGTTATGGTACATTATTTTGAAGAAGTAAAAGAGGATTTTTTAAAAAATCTCGATGTAAAAGATAACACCAAAAAGTTGTATTCCAATAACCTTGATTTTTTTAAAAGATGGGTTGTTATGGAAGGAAGGAATATCAAGTATTTAGACAGAGCAGATATTCTTGCCTATAAAAACTATCTTATTAATAAAGGATTGTCTGCTAATACTGTAGACTCTTATCTTAAAGCAGTTAGACAATTTTATCGTTATGCCGAAATAACTGGCGAGCACGAAAATATAGCTGCTGGAATAAGGCTTAAGAATAAGTCAAATTCGCACATGAAATTGCACCTTGAAAAAGAAGAGGTGTTGAGATTGTTATCTGTTATACCACGTGATAGTTTAGTAGGCAAAAGGGATTATGCCATGATAAACCTTATGCTTCGTTCCGGCTTTCGTTGTGTGGAAGTATCGAGATTGCGAATTAATCATATCAATAAATCAGACTCCGGATATATTGTCGAGGTTTTCCGGAAAGGGGAAGAAGTGGGCGGGCAATTGGTTGGTCTTACGCACAAAGCGATAGATCCTATTATAGATGATTACTTGCCTTTTCGTGGGGTAGCTTGCGATGATGAGTTTGTGTTTTTAACACATAGTACGACGGGCGAAAGGCAAATGACTCCTGACAGAATAGGTAGGATTGTTAAGTCTTACATGGTTAAATCCGGTATATATTCAAGGCAAAAGACATCCCATTCGCTTCGACATACGGCGGCAGTGATGGCACTACTCAATGGTGCCGATATCAAAGCGGTCCAACAAATGCTTGGACATCGTAGGATCGAAACGACAGAAATCTATTTAGAAAGCATTAACGGAAAGTTAAGGTTGGATAATCCAGCAGCACGCACGCTAGATAAAGCTTTCTAAAATCAAAAGAAAAATGGGTTTAAATGGAATTTATATCATGTATAATTATCTCTATGGATTGACAACCCTATAAGTTGTTGTCTCAGAGGCTTTATAATGTACGCGCACGAGAAAATGACGGTGTAAATTGAGAAAAAATGACGAAATAGTATCAGGGGAGGGGGGTATCAAATCTCTAAGGGGACATGTCTCCAAGACCACAACACACCTCGCTCCGCGTGCGTGCAAAATTGGACTTTTTATTGTAAACTAAAAATATGTAAAAAATGGGAAAGGGCAGACCTAAAATTTTGGATGAAGTTAAAAAACTTCGTGGCACGGACCAGCCGTGCAGGATGTCGGGTAACAGTGATTCGGCAGAAAAGCTGACATCCATCGAGCAGATCACTTCGACTGCAAAATTAAAGGTTTTGAAGACAAAGCGATCGAAGGATATTTTTAAGACGAAAGCCAACCAGTTGATTGCGCTGGGCGTTCTGACGGAGCTTGACCTTGAGCATTTGGCCTTATATGCGTTTAGCTTGGATTTTGTTTTTACCTGCATGACAAATATCATGGACAACGTGGATACAGGTGAGCGAATGTTGGATGGGGTTTCGGGCAAAGAGGTATCTATGATGTTTAAAGCATTTGACTATGTGAACAGGCTGGGGGCGGAATTTGGTTTTACACCTATGAGTAGGCAGAAAATCAACCAATCACCTAAAGAAGAAGAGGACGAATTGGCTCAATTTTTAAATGGAATAAGATGAAAAGGAAAAAGGAAGAAATATACAAGGATAAGGCGTTGTCATACATCGACAATGTGATGTCAGGAAAGCGGAAAGCCGGGGAATTAGAACGGTTGGCGGTCGAAAGACATGTACGTGATTTAAAGCAAGCTGCTGAAATGGGGTTGTATTTTGATGAGAAAGCAGCCAAGAAAGTACTTGGTTTTTGCCAGTTCCTTCGGCATTACAAGGGAGAATGGGCAGGACAGGAATTTGTGCCGGAAGATTGGCAATGCTTTATCTTATGGGTTGTGTTCGGATGGAAGACGAAGAACGGTGTCCGACGGTTTAAATATGCGGATGTAGAAGTAGCTAGAAAGAATGGAAAGACGTTCCTCGCTGCTGCTATCGCACTCTATATGTTGATACTTGATGGTGAACAGGGAGCGGAGGTTTATAGTGCGGCCGTTGATAAGGACCAGGCTGCAATCTGTTGGCAAGCAGCCGGTATGATGGTGGAGCAATCACCCATGTTAAGCAAATATGTGAAGAAGTGGACTACTTCCATCGTTATGGAATCTACGGCATCATCTTATAAACCGCTGTCTAAAGAGACCAAAAACAAGGACGGTCTATCGCCACATTGTGGTATATGTGATGAGATGCATGCTTGGCCGAATGATGATATTTACAATCTGCTTCGTTCCGGTATGGGGGCCAGGCGGCAGCCTCTTATATTTTCAATCACTACGGCTGGGTTTGATATGTCATCGCCTTACTATTCTATGCGTAGGCATTATATAGATGTCTTGCGTGGGGATGTAAAGGAGGAAAGTACGTTTGCGCTGATTTATTCGCTTGACAAAGAAGATGACTGGAAGGATCCTGCGGTGTGGACAAAGGCTTGTCCTAATCTTGGTGTGTCTGTTTATGAGGATTTTATGCAAATGGAATTTGAACAGGCGTTGAATAAAGGCGGTACTACAGAGGTAAACTTTAAAACCAAGAACTTGAATCTCTGGGTGGATGCTCCGGATGTTTGGATCCAGGATGAAAAGGTAGCGGCTTGTAATTATGGAACTACAGAAGATGATCTGATCGGTCAGGAATGTTATGCCGGTCTTGACCTGGCGGCCCATGTGGATATTAATGCACTTGCACTTTATTTTCCGAAGCTCCGGCACCCGGCATTCAGGATGTATTTTTGGATTCCGGAGGGTAAAATTTTGCAAAAGGAAGATAGGGTAGATTATAGGCAATGGCAAAAGGAAGGTTGGATAAATGTGACCCCCGGTGATGTAATAGATATCGATGTCATGGTAAGCGAGATGTCGGCTATTTTGAAAAAGTATGATGTCCGGAATCTCGCTTTCGACCCTGCCAAGGCATACCATGGAGTGATACAGGGATTGCAAAAGGAAGGTTTCGACGGTATACTTGACCAGTTTAGCCAGGGGATCCAGAACATGAGCGAGCCTACCAAGCAGTTGGAGGCTGACGTTACTTCCGCTTCTGTCGATTTGATGGGTAATCCGGTTATTCGCTGGATGTTTCGAAATGTGGTGATATACAGGGATGCAAATGATAATATCAAGATGGACAAGAGGAAGAGTATTGAGAAGATCGACGGTGTTGTCGCAATGGCGAATGCCATTGGTGGCTATATGTCACAGGATGGGGATGATATGTATCAGTATAATGGAGTGAGTTTTGTTAATTTTTAAAACAATATAATTATCAACGATTTAATTACTAAAGAAAATGGAAGTATTAGTTAAGATTACAGAGAAAAACGGTAAGAGTGTAGTTAGTGCAAGAGATTTACATTCTTTTTTAGAAAGTAAACAAGACTTTTCTACATGGATAAAAAATCGTATAGATAAGTACGATTTAGTTGAAAATGTGGATTTTGTTACAGCTCCACAAATTTATGGAACTGCAAACGGAGGATATTCTACGAGAATGGAATATGCCCTGACTATTGATGCTGCTAAGGAATTATCAATGGTTGAAGGTAATGATAAAGGGAAGCAAGCACGTAGGTATTTTATTGAATGTGAAAAGAAATTGAGAGAAAAAACACAATCGGCTTTTGTTATACCTGGATCGTTTAGCCAGGCATTGATGTTGGCGGCAAAACAACAGGAGCAGATAGAAGAACAGCTGAAGCAGATATCGATTATGAGTACGGAGATAGTCGAAATGAAGAAAAAGACGGATTATCTGGAGATTATATTGAATAGCAAGGAAACGGTTACCATTACACAGATTGCACAGGATTACGGAATGACTGCTAAGTCTTTTAACCGGTTATTGGAAGAGTTGAAGATACAGAGAAAAGTAAACGGGCAATGGATCCTGTATTCGCCGTACATAACTCAAGGGTATGTGCATAGCAAATCGGTCCCCATTATGCACAAGGATGGGAGTAGAGATTCGGTTTTAAATACTGAATGGAGGCAGAAAGGCCGAATTTTTCTGTATGAGAAGTTGAAAAAGGCCGGGGTGTTACCGCTTATTGAAAGGAATTGATGAAAAAGATAAATAACATCTTAATCCGGTCCCTATCTGATAGGGACCGGGAAGCTTTGTTGTATCTGATGAATGAGGTAAAGTTACATCAAGCTTCAAAAGCCGTCATGCAGGCGGTACATGCGTTTCAGCGTAATACGCAGGTGATCCGAAAGCAAGCGGAAAGAATACGCGATTTGGAATGCCAGAACCATATATTGAGAAGTAATTCTGAGCAGATTATTAAGTCTGTAGGTAAAATAGAAGATGTGTTGTCAAATAACGGAAATGTTAGATGATATCAAGTCTTTTACCTAGTGATTCGACAACCTTGCATGATACATCTATTCCAACTTATAGGATGGCAGAGGATGCACGTTTAAGCATTTCACCGAGGTCGGACAGGGCGAGCGAGAATGTTTTAAGTTCTTCGGGTGTGAAATCAGCTGGTTTGCCGTTTACCGTATTTCCGTTGATACGGTGGTATAGCCATTGGCGGGATTTTCCGAAATAATGCTCTGCAATATAAGACATAGAGGCAAAATTGAGGACACCGTCAAGCTTCTTTTTGCGTTCGATGATTCTTGCAATCTTATTGGCTTCATCTATGGCGTCCTTTGCTCCTTCGCGGTATGCCTGGGCAAACTTTTTCTTTTCGGCCGGAGATAATGAAGAAAGGAATGTTTTAAATCGCTTGTCATATTCCGCCCGTTCTTCTTTCGTGTTTGCTAATGCAAACTCCGCTTTCCATTTCTTGATTTCTGCTTTTGCGTCCATAATTCTGATTTTTAATATGTTGTTGCGAAAAGGTAGCCCCACTATGGGGGACTACCGCTTTCTTTCAGCTTTCGTTTGGCATCAATTAAATCGTCTAAAGCGTCATTGACACTTTCCTCAAGCTCCTCGTCTGAAATCCAATCAGTTTCCCGAATGTCATCCCAGTAGAGGGAAAAGAAACCGAGGTCTTTTTCCGCGGCCTCAATCCGAGCCTTTAGCTCTTCTTCGTCATCATACATTGTGCACTCTGTTATGACATTGCAAATGTAATAACCATTTGGTTAATAAACAAGGGTGTTGAAACGAAATATTTGAGAAATTATATTATGATGGTAATTTGTAGATCATGATTTGAAAATCTGCACTATACAATTGTGTTATCAAAAATAGACGTATATTTGCGGTGATTGTGAAAATGATAACAATATGAAGAGGATTTTATTTGTTTTTATGCTATTTTTATTGATGGCAGGATGTTCATCTCCTTATCGGGTAGTGACTAATAGTGTTGATTTTTCGATGTATACGGATAATGGTTTCTTTATTTCTGAATCAGATGCAGTTCCGTTTGAATATAATGGCGTTTCGCTGTTGTTTACGAAGATCGTACCTGGGTATGAAAATGGATATTACAAGGCTGCAAATTATCAGGATGCAACTACTGAAATCGTTAGGAATGCCATGCTTTTAAAGGCGGATGGTATTGTGAATCTAAAGTATTCGATTGTTCCCATAAATAAGTATGAGTATGAATTACATGTTTCGGGAATGGCAATTAAAAGAAAGAAATAATTTCAAGATTTGTTTTGTATTGATAATTTGCTTTTTTCAAATCTTTGTCTCATCTTTGCAGTGCTACAGTTAGACATAGGCACTGCAAGCGAGCAGGTCAAGAGAGAATAGAAGGCATTGGCAGTTCTATTATAATCCGTTCATATACCTCTCGTATGTGTGACTGTAGCAAGTTGGATTATATAGGACTGCTTTTTTACTCACTCATCTTAATGCTACAGTCAGATGAAACAAACAATCTCAGCTGCTGGTACGCCTGTACCTGCATCCGTAAAGCTCGGAACAATCTTTTCATGGGCAATGCTTTTTGCCTTAGTCATAAACCTTAAGAAGCGTCTGCCGGAACCTTGGCAAGATGTAATCCCTGTTGAAAAAGTAGAAGATGTAAAGATATGCATCCTACTTATCCTATGTTTTTTCTTTGTATTTGTACTTGCCGGAGCATATGATGTAATGAATGGAGGGGAAACATTATGAGTAAGTTAATGAAAAACAGTGTTTCTTCGGATGTGAAGTTATACTTTGAAGAAATCATGAATTTACAGGCTTCTGGTAATGATTTCCCAGTAAATTTAGATGATGTTTGGCCTCTTGTGTATAGCAGAAGAGATAAGGCTGTACAATCATTAAAAAGTAGCGATTTATTCGCTCAAAATACTGATTACCAAGTTTTCCCCCAAACGGTGGAAAACTCGCAAGGAGGTAGACCATATGAACTAATTTTACTATCCATTCCCTGCCTTGAATTTTTCATTGCCCGAAAGAAGCGCGAAGTTTTCGAAGTATACCGTCAAGTCTTCCATCGTGCTATGAACTCACCGTCAATATCGAAGGCAGATGCAATCATTGATACAGTCCAGCACATTATGTCACTACCGTTGGACAATGAGGCGAAAACGGAACTGATCCAGCGAATCAACAACGACGGGATCCGGGCTTTACCGGAAAGTAAGAACTTGCCACTTCCTCCGGCCGTCGGTGATGGGATGATAAGTGCAACCCGGTTACTTCGAAAGCATGGTGTTACCATAAATGTAGAGTATTTTAACGATGTGCTTTGCAGTATAGGGTATATGGAGAGAGTAAATGCCGGATGGCGAAGCTATTGCGTGTTGATAGATGAAGGTCTGAAGTATGGCCGGAACAAGCCGAATCCCTACTATCGTGGCCGCACGATGCCGGTATATAGTGAAGATACATTTGGGGAGTTACTTAATGTTGTTTTTAGTTGCATTGATTTTGAATAGGAGGAAATGTTATGGTAGAATATGATTATGAAGTTTTCAACAAGATGATAAACACCCGGTATAAAGTTGATGAAATATGTGATTCACTTGAAGAGTTAACATACAACTATGTCCGATCTTTAAATGTGGATTATGTGGATCAGTTTAAAGACGATATAACGTTTATTGAGTTTTTATTGAAAGCGTTTAAGAGCTTGAAGAAGCAGACAGACGGAAATAACAAATAAAAAAAGTTAATTTGTTTTTCCAAAATTGCAAATGATTTTGATTATTTTATAGCCTCTTTTCGTGAGAGGCTATTTTTTTGTAAACTTATGATTTTTATGTGTTTTGTTTAAATTATTTTTTCATTTTCAGATTTTATTTGTAATCTTACTTTTGGATTGCAAATAAAGACTTAATTTGCTTATTTACAGATTGTTAATCTTTGTGTGCTGTGTTGCATATATCAAATAAGTATCTGTATTTTGTGAAAAAATGCGGAGAATGGAAAGCTTATTGGGTATATTTAAACGCAAGGTTTCCTCTTTTAAAACAAGAAGTTCGAGAGGATCTTTTGACAGCATGGGAAACGGATTATCTTCTATTTCTTCATTCCGTTCTGCCTTATCATCTGTAAACACAGAACAAGCAATGCGTTTCACTGCCGTATATGCGGCAATCCGTCTTCGTTCTGAGACGGTAGCTTCCCTACCTAAAACCGTTTTTTCTATTGACGAAACCGGGCGGCATGATGCCCGTAAGCACAATATATACAAGCTGATAAAATACAAACCCAACGGCTGGATGAATGTGTTTACTTTTTGGGAATACACTAATTCATGTTTGGAAGGTTGGGGGAATGCTTTTGTTATTATCCGTCGGGATATGAAAGGTGATCCGGTGGAATTGATACCGGTCCATCCCCGGTTAGTGAGTGTTGTGTTTAGAAATGCACGTAAATGGTATATTGTGGCCGGTAGCCTCTTTTTCGACGGGACCTATCCGGATGAAGACATGCTGCATTTTTTCGGGATGTCAGAAGATGGTATTACAGGCGTGAATCCCATTATTTACAATGCCGCAGCTATTAGCAGTGGAATTTCTGCTCAGTCTTTCGGAAACGAGTTTTTTGAACAGGGAGGAAATGTGAAGGCTGTTCTTGAAACAGATAAAGTGATGGGGGCTGATGTTGCAGCCGATTTTGCTAAGAAATTTAATCAGACAAAAAATTTCGGCACGCCTATTCTTGACCAGGGTGTAAAGTATAAACAGGTTGGTATCGCTCCGGAGGCTGCTCAGATGCTGCAAACACGCACATTCGCTTTGCAGGATATCGCCAGGATATTTAATCTGCCTCCTCATATGTTGGCTGATTTATCAAGAGCGACATTTTCAAATATAGAACATCAAGATATCCAATACGCTAAGTATTCTATTCGCCCATCCGTTAAGCGGTATGAGCAAGAAATGGACAGAAAGCTGTTTTTTGAGGATGAATTAGGCAGGTACGAAACCAAGTTTAATTTGAACGGGTTGATGCGTGGAGATATGACAAGCCGGTCAAATTTTTATCACAATGCGGTTTTGGATGGCTGGTTATCCCGTAACGAGGTGCGCGAAATGGAAAATATGAACCGGATGGATGGACTTGATGATATGTTGTATCCAGGCAACGAAAATATTGTAGGAAAAGAAGTATTACCAAAGGAAAAAGTAAGCAAATGAATAGAAAAGAGGCCGAAAAAACAAGAACCGTGCAGTTCGTCTTTTCAGACGAAACCCGCGACACATATGGAACAGTCCTGTCGGCAGACAAATGGGATTTGAAACGTTTCAATAAGATAGGAGTTGCATTTTACAATCATAACGGTCGAAGTAGTGATCCTGACCAAACGATCGGCACTGCCCGTGCTTGGATAGAAGGTAAAAAACTGATGGGGGAAATTCGTTTTGAAGCGGAAGATTTGAATCCATTGGCGGACAAAGTTTTTAGAAAAGTGCTGGCCGGTACGCTTCGCGGCGTATCTGTGGGTTTCATGCCTTTAGAACGTGGAAAGTTTGGTGAAGGGGATGAAGCTTTAGGTGGCAAAAATGAAACCTATTATTTCGGTCGTTGCGAATTGCTTGAGATATCTGTTACTCCTCTTCCTGCTAATAAAAATGCCTTGGCAAGATCTATAGGAACAGATCCTATTGGGGAGACGATGGAAAGGATGTCAGCAGATGGAGATATCTGTACGATCGAAGACCAGGAGCCGGATACTAATGCTGATAATGACCAAGAAGAACGTGAGGCTGACAAAGACCGGGCCTTGGCTCTTGATCTTATGTGCCGTACTGCAATAACTATGTCAAATTGTTAAACATCAATATATAAGCGATATGAGAAAGAAACATGAAGTAACTAGGGAATTGGAGCAGGAAAGAACCCGAATGAACGAGTTTTTGTCTGATAAAGACAAGAGAGATGAATTTCGTTCATCAGCTGATAGGGTTTCTGAATTGGTAGAAGAATTAAACGCTATCAACTTGAATGAGGCGGCTGAACGGGCTGCTGCTACGGCACAGGCTGACCAGCAGAATATCCGTGATGTGGCCAAGAATTTCAGTTTTGCAAAATTTATCCGTGAAGCGTCCGGAGAAAATGGATCACAACTGACCGGAGTTGAAGCGGAAATGGCTCAGGAGGCAGAAAAGGAGGCAAAAAGATGTGGATATAAATTGACCGGTGTAGGTATTCCGTCCGCACTTTTAAACAGCCGAATGCATGTTGAAGGACGTGCCTTTGACGGTCAGAACGTAACGACACCGGCTGACGGTGGATATACGGTTACATCTCAGATGATGTATCAGGAGGCTTTGAGAAACAGATTGATCTTGACACAAGCAGGAGCTACCTATATGGGAGGACTGGTTAATAATATCGATTTGATTCAAGGCGAAGCTATCACTATGGGATGGCTGGATGAAAACGCAGAAGGATCGGATACAAAGAAGCAATTTAACAAAGTATCTGTTAATCCGATGCGCTGCTTTGTCAATGTGCCTATTTCCAAACAATTAACTATTCAATCGAACTTGGATATTGACCGGGTGATTATCAACGACATTATGGCTTCGCATGCCGAATTACTCGAAACAGCTGCCATTAATGGCACCGGATCAAAACAGCCGACTGGCGTTTTGAATACGGACGGTATCGGTTCGGTGGCTATCGGTGATAATGGTGGTCCGATCACTTTTAAAAAGATTGTGGATCTGGAAACAGCTATCGCGATTAAGAATGCGGACGTGTCGTCAATGGCATATGTGACGAATGCGAAGGTAAGAGGCGAAGCAAAGACAACTCTAAAATCGGCAAACGTGGCTGGATATATCTGGGAAGGTGGAGAAATGAACGGATACCGGGCATTGGCCTCTAATCTAATCCCGTCAGATCTGACTAAAGGCACGGCTACAAAGAAGTGCTCTGCGCTTATTTTCGGTGATTGGTCTAATCTCTGGATTATGGGTTGGGGAGGCTTGGATTTGATTGTCGATCCGTATACAATGAAAAAGTTCGGTGCATACGAAGTCACCCTGAATGCTTATCATAACATCTTTATCAAGCGCAAAGAAGCTTTCGCAGCAATCAAAGATATTACAATCGCTTAAGTTATGTGGGTAGTATTTAGAAAAGCAAAAGCGGGGCTTGCCTATTTTAAAGGAGACAAAGCCAATTTATCGGATGAGATGGCCAAACAACTCATAGAGGATGGCTTTGTTCTCCCCGCTGATGCGGATCAGATCAAAAGTGATTTACCGCTTGATCTTCCGGGTCGGGCGGCCTTGATAAAAGAAGGCTTATTTACAAAGAGTCAGGTGTTGGATGCAAAAGAATCATTGACGGATGTTCCGGGTATCGGGAGCGTTACGGCAAAACAGATAATCGATACTCTAACGAAAGGAGAATAGTATGACTTTAGAAGAATGCCCGGTATCATTAGACGAATTGAAGAAGCATCTCAGAATGCCGGTAGACGGCACTTTGGATGAAGAACTTACGACAGTTCTTTTAGCTTCTGCCGAATATATCGAGGGCTTTTGCGGAAGGAAGTTTTCAACGTTTGAAGGCGGATTTCCGAATACGCTTAAAGCCGCCATTCTTCTGAAAGCATCATCGCTATTCGAGAATCCGGCCGATGCTCTTGATGAACGTACAACTGCCTCGCAGAGGCTCGCAAATCCAAGAATATGGAGGCAAGAAACTACAGTATAGGAAATTTCGTTGAAAAGGTCGTGTTTTTGAAACCCGTTCGTAATGTTTCAGAAACAGGAGCGGCCGAAACAGCGTTTGTTGAGCAAGAATATCGATTATGTGAGATACAGGACCGAGTAGTAAATGCTGAGACGGTGAGTGATGCAGATGCAGAGGTCCAGTCTTATTCTGTTGTTACCTGGAAAGTTAACGGACTTACGACCGAATGGCGGGCGGAATATGGTGGAGATCGGTATTTTATCGATCGGATTTTAAACGAAAATAGAGGAATCTCAAGGTATGAATTAAGACGTGAGGACTTATGCAACGAGTAAATAAGGAAATATATAAGGTATTGGAATCGATCCTTCCTAATAAGACCGGGATTTATCCTGCTTTTGGCAGTGAGGATGCGAAATTTCCTTTTGTTGTTTATAACTGTGATTCGCTTGTTCCGGATCGGAGCAAGGATGGGATAGAAGGATTCAAAATGCAATATTCGATTGATATCTATTCTGATAAGTTCGACACTTCTGATCTTATTGAAGATTTGATTATTGAAGGACTTGAAGGTTACACAGGCCAGACAATATCAGATATTTTATTGGTAGATGGCTCTTCGTCTTTTAATGGTTCTTTCAGGCATACATTAAACTTTGAAATTAGTATTGATGTAGATTAATACATAAGTGATTTTATTGATCATGGAGAAAGCAGGAGTAGATATCAATATTAATAAATTTCTTGATTTGACAGCAAGGCTTACAGGCAAGGAAATGGATGTTGCTAAAAAGGCTGCCGTAAGGCAAGGCGCCAATTATTTGAGGCGTGTGACGAATAAGGCCTATGCTACATGGACGCGCCTTCCTACGAGGAAACATGGTGTATCTGGTGTTAAAAAGCCGGGCGAAGCTGTAATGAAAGAAGATAAAGAAAATCCCGGTGTGTTTAAAGTCCATATCATGGGTGATTACATGATGAAGTGGTTTGAACTTGGAACAAAAGAGAGAAAAACCAAAAGCCGTAAAATTGTAGGTAGTTATAGAAAAGGGATGCGTAAATTTCTTACAAGGGCAGGAAAAGGACGAAATACGGGAAAGATAGATGCTCTATATCTATTTCAAAAGGCACAAAGGTATTCTCAGAAAAAAGTGTTTGATGAAATGGAAAAAAGATTAATAAGATCGCTGAAAAGAATTAATAAAAGTAAATAATATAAGGAGGAAAAAAGATGAGCGTAGTAAAAGGTAGAGATTTAATGCTTTTTAAAGCATCAGGAGGATCACCAGAATATACATGGAAAGCGTTTGGAGCAGCACTTACACATACGCTAAATGTGAATACTGAGGAATTGGATATTTCGAATAAAGATACTGGTGAATGGGGGGATAGTGAAGCAGGACAAATCACATGGGATTTACAATGCAACTCCATGATGGTAGAGTCGGATTACGATGAATTGCTAAAGAGCCAACTGGCAAAAGAGGTATTTCATATTGCATTTGCTCAAAAGCTAAATCCCGGAGATACAGGTAAAGCGCCAGAAGGCGGTTGGCCGATTGGAGAAGGAGGTTGGGAGGGTGATTGCATGATCACATCTATTACAGCTACTGCCTCTCATAATGATAAAGCAACATACGATGTCACCTTTAAAGGAAAAGGACCGCTTAAGGAAAGACGTAAGAAATGAATACCAACGAAATAAAAATAGACGGAAAGATTTATAAACTGGGATGTAATTTACATACCCGTTTATTATACGAAAGAATGGCAGGTAAGATCCTTGGTGATAATATGCTTACGCTTGAACATATCATCTTTTTTTATGCCGTATTGGTATCGTTCAATAAGTCTGTTTTTGATATTGAATTTGACAAATTCGTTGATCTATTGTCCGAAGATGAGAAAAAAATAGAAGAGTTTGCGGCATGGGAAATTGCTTATTTCAAAAGCCTATCCTTATTATCCGAACCACCAGATGAGAATGATAAAAAAAAAGGATAAGTGCTTCGGAGATTTATAAGTTGCTTGTAATGGAGGGTGGTTTACCTCCTGACTATGTGTTATATCAGATGCAGCCTTTCGAGATTGAAATAGCTGTCTCCGGGTTACACCTGAAGCACAAGGAGCTATGGGAAACTACCCGATTGTTAATGTATGCGATTGTGCAGGTTAACAGTAAACAGAAATTGGACCCCAAAGATGTATTATCCTTACCCTGGGATGATGAAGTTAATGAACAATTTAGCGATCGTGATCCATATAAGGAAATGCAAGAAGAAATGTGTAAAATGCTAAAATCGATGAATGATGGCCGGTGATTTAGTTGTAAGACTTTGGCTTAATAGTCAAGGATTTGATAGAAATATAGAGAAAAGTACTAAGCAGGCCCGTAAGTTTAAAGATGGCTTTTCGGGAAGTGCAGAACAGGTATCTGAATTTAGCGGAAAGTTAAATTTGTCTATCGGTATCTTAGCTAAGTTTGCTGGTGGCCTTGGGGCCGCAGCGGGCGCTTTTGGGGTAATCAACGAAGGTTTACAGAGTAATGCTGTGTATCAAGACAAATTCAATGAGTTAATGAGTACCGGCAAGGGGGTTGTATCTCAGTTTTTCTCATCATTATATTCGGGGGATTGGACCGTATTTAATGACGGGATAATGGAGGCAATTGAAAATGCGAGAACATTTGCGGAAGAATATAGAAAAGTCCGAAAAAGTCTTGTTGTTAATAAAATAGGATTTGAACAAAAAGATGCATTAAAGAATCAGTTGGAATCCATAATAGAAGATGATTCAAAAACATCTGAAGAAAGAAAGAAAGCACAGCAGCAATTGGACAAATTGCTAATTATGGGTATTGCTGATATAAGAGAAATGTCAGATAATGCCAACAAGGCATTGGAGTCTATGATAAAACAAGTCACTGGCACAGGTAGATTTGTCACTTCGGAAAATGCCCAAAGCATCGTATTAAGAGTATATGATGAGAATAGCGATCTTCGAAAAACACTCGAAGGTTATAGGGCGATAAGAGATATGGCAAGAGAGTCGGCATCAAACTCATTTGCCAAATTCGATATATCAAATTATCGTCGACAAATTGAAGCCAGAAAACAGCTTGATTTAATGCCGGAAGATCAAAGAAATAAATATGATGAACTTTTGAGATTGGCCGATAATCTCAATGAAGAGATGTTTAATTCTTTTAAGGATTTGTTCGACGAACTGAATGATCTTAATGATAAGGCGGGAACTTGGGAAAAAGATAGAGCTGGCGCTCGGGACGAAATATTGGGGATAAAGGTTGGCGGTACATCTTCCAGATCTGAAAAATACTCTCCGGAGATCGGCTCCTTGGCTATGGCAGAAAAACTCCTTGCCACATGGAGGGATAAGTTTAACAAAGCGACTACGGAAGAGGCTCGTTCTGTAGCAAACAGGATGATACAAGAATTGAATGGTCGAATTGTTACAATGAAAGTCCAATATGATGTTGAATATAAATATGGAAAAAGAGAAGATGTACAATCTATAGAGCCAGGTAAAAATCCAGGCCTTAATATACCTGTCATGGCTCCTGATTTTACAGCATTGAATCAACAACTTCAACAGTACAAAAAGAATATTTCTTCTGATGGTGTACAACTGGTTGATAACAATCAGGTTGATACATTAAACTCAATGGCTAATTTGTTGGGATCGATTAATACATTGACAGGAGATGGAGCTGCCGGTTGGTTATCTTGGTCTTCAAGTATAATGCAGGCAATTGCTCAAGTAATCCCCTCTTTGAATAATTTGACTACAGCACAAACGAAAACGGCAGCTTCTGGAGCTGCTGCCAGTGTCGCTTCTATCCCTGTTGTTGGATGGATCATGGCAGGTACAGCGGTCGCAAGTGTATTGGCAGCAATTATGTCTGCTCCTAAATTTGCGACAGGTGGTATCGTGCCAGGTATAAGCTATGCGGGTGATAAGGTCCCTGTAATGGCAAATTCGGGGGAGATGATATTGAACAGGGCGCAGCAAGGAAGATTGTTCGATATGCTTAACAATGGAGGGGGCAGGTCGTCAGATGTGCGTGTTACCGGAGAGTTAGTTGCAAGAGGATCAAATTTGGTGGCAGTGATCAGAAATAGTGAAAAACTTAACTCGAAAATGCGATGAATATAGCTTATTACTACGAATTTAGAGGACTAGACAATGTTTTGAACAGGGTTGAGATATTGACGAACAACAGTGTTACGGCTAAAGAGGTCACAGGTACCGGAACACCTTTTGTCCTAACGTATTCCGATGCGAAGAAATTAGATCCCGTGCAGGGGGCAGGCGCAACAATAGGACTCGTGAGCCATGAAGTCTTTGAATTTGTATCGCTGCATACGGATGACATGCAAGGCTATATGATAAAGATGTATCGTGCCGGAAAACTGTATTGGGTAGGTTGGCTCGACCCGGAATTATATGAAGAACAGTTGTCGGACTATCCACCGTACCCAGTCGAATTTACCGCTGCTGACTTTAACGTGTTGGAACGGCTTAAATACAAGGATGAAAACGATGCCAACTACACAGATATAGTCAGCATGAAGGAACATCTTAAAAGGTGTCTTTCTGCTTTAGCTCTTCCGTTTGAAAAAATATATATTGTATTTACAAACAGTTGTTACTCAATACTTTGTAAACAATAAGTCTGAAATATGGTCATAATATTTAAAGGAACATTCTAAAACGAGAAGATTTAACG